TGGAAAGCAGGGTCAGTGCACCACTCCCCCCAGCAGGCAACGCAACCCCGCCAACAGTTTTCAGCGTGGATGAAGCGTCAAGCGTGACGTGCATCTTCGGGCGGAAGAAAACGGTATTCGCATCCTCAGCCTTGCCGATTTCCATGACTACAAAATCAGCCGTGCCTGTCGGCGCAGTCGATACGATCTTGCCTGCTGTTGCCGCACTACCATACAACGGGGCGCCAACTGTGAACGTATCAAACAGCGCGTCAGCCCTTACCTTCCCGAACAACAGCATGGTCGTTGCCGCATCAGCGCCAATAGCAGCCAACACGCATATCCCGAGTTCGTTCGTGCAGGTTGCAGCAGCATCGAATTTTGCCAACGCCCATTTTCCGGTGGCGGTCACGCGATAGCACAATTCGCCAAAAGCAAGCGCCGCGGCAGAAGTCCCCGCCTCAACGATTCCTGAATATTTGCCATCGGCAGATAGAGTAGCATCGAGAGCGAAATCAACGTTCTCAGCCAGCGTCCCACTCACTAAGGCTGACATCGGTATCCCGGTTAGGTTCGTACCGATGCCAGATGATGGCGTGCCAAGTACTCCACCATTTGTAACGAGCGCTCCCGCGCTGCCGACATTTACACCAAGCGCAGTGACTACTCCAGTTCCGGTCGTAGTTGTAGCCGGAGCCGCACCGGCGCCACCACCAAGGACAAGCGCATTAGCAGCCAGCGCCGCCGACGAAGCCCACACAGAGGCACTCGAAAAATAAGGAATGCCGCCGCTTGTCCCGGCAAGCGTGAATGCTGGCGTAGTGGTCGGCGTTCCGACGGTCACGATACCGCCCGTCCAACTTACGCTTGAGATCGGCCCCGCAGGCCCGGTTGCCCCTGTTGCCCCCGTCGCACCCGTGGCGCCTGTTGCCCCAGTCGCCCCAGCCGCTCCGGTTGCGGCGGTCTTGATGACATCAGCGCTTATCCGTCTTGATGCCCCGCTTCGCACGACCAGCATAGTATCGGCGGCTTCATAGGTAGTGACTTCGGTTAGTTCGCTGATCTTTTTGCGCGTCATGATCCCGATACCTGTAATGGTGCGGTTTCTTCCGCTCCTACTTCAATTGAAGCGGTTATGGCGTGGACCTCGAAATCCTGCGAGACAGTCGCGTCAGATATTTCAAACTGGATGTTTTTGAACTCCCCGCCGGTCTCGGCTTCCGTGAACACGTCAACGAATGGCCAAGCGGTGCTGGTGCTGACTTGGGCCAGCGTTGCCGTTTGCTGCGGTTGCTTGTCCCGCGTCCAGCCTATCGTTACGCTGTAGTTTCCCTTTGGCACCATCGAAGCCCCGATATTGGATACCGTCTTGGTCAGCAATGACGAGCCGTAGTTCGTGAACGGTGCCGTGGCCTTTCCGGTATAGGCGCCCGTCGTATCAATCGAGCGGTCTGCGGCATCAGTCTTGCGAACGTAACCATCAGAGCCACCCAAAAATATCTTGACCTTGTTGGAATCCGCCGAATCGATTACGCGGGCAACGCAGCATCCGTTGAATGCCGGCCACTGCGCCCACCAAACTTTGTCCCTTGAGTAATCCATCATCAGCAGATTATTCGGGTAGGTCGATGCCGCCGTGGGAATGGCGATGAGCGCAAAAGATCGCGCTTCATTCACGGCAACCGATACTATCTTAAGCGAGCCGAGCGTGAGATTGTCTTGAAGGTAAGAATGGATCGGGCGCGACAGGGCGGACTCACCATAGCCGGCATAGTTGATCGCGTTCGACAGGCTGTGAATCGAGCCATCCGACCACATGAACCCGACGTCATTCCTGAACTTGAAGATCGAATTGTGCCAGACCGCGCCGATTCCCTTGACGAGCGGCATGTTGCTCACGGCAAAGGCATCCGCTCCGGTGCTGGCAGAACCAGTCACCTTCCATATCGAGCCGTAATACGGCCCCTTGAACACGTAGAGATCAGCCCCTACCGACACCAGCCCTGTGATCCTATCGCCGTCCGCAGAGCCTATGGTGAGCGTTCCTGAAGTCCCTGCTCCGTTCCACTGCGCGGCGTTGTTTAAAGACGAGTAGTGCAGCGTGTGCGGGGTGGCGTTCACGCCAGCCGCCCATACCCGATTTCGGTGATTGGTCGAGAATTGGAATGCCGGAGGAGTCCCGCCCAGAGCCGCGCAAGTCGATTGATCGTAGGTCTGCGGCGCGTCGCCTGCGCTGTTCGACATGATGAGCGCGCCCTGGAACAGTGTGTAGCAAGGCACCGCGTTGTCCGTCATGCCGGTCTGAATGTTGGCGAACGTGCCATTGGCTGCATCGGCCATAATGACGGTCGAGACGTGCACCACGCGCTTGTTCGTCCCAGTGCCACCAGTCCCGAACAGCCAGAAGTCGTGCAGCCCCATGATCTCGGCGCCTGAGGCGAGTACCGATGAGTTGAGCTTCGTTGTTCCAGGTATCTTGTGCGGAGCACCGTCGGGTTCGTAGAAGATGTTCTGTGCGGCCGTCAGGAATGGAAACGCCATATCGCCGGATTGCGAGGCTCCGGCGTTGTGGGAAGCGCCAACGTCAGCGACCCAACCCCCGTTGAATCGGTGCGTCACAACTTGGCGTTTGGTGGCCATTATGGAGAGAACGCGTTAACCTGCGCCCGGATCAGTTCATCGTTGTATTTGCTGGCCGTGGCTTTTTTTGTCCCAGGAGCACTTATCTCTGTAGAGAGTTTATTCCCCGCCAGTCGCCATGCACGTTGCGTTGCTCTATCGCCAGCCATAGCTCGTTCTTTAGTCATGCCCTCTACCATACTGCGCGCGGCAATGATTTTTGCGTCAGTCCCTACAGCGGAATCTATAGGGTTGCTTCTTCGCGGTAATGCTCCACCCGCTTCATTCAGAATTCCTACAATCTGAGCGGATTGAATAAATCCAGAAATGTCATCCTTCAACGCAGTATCTTTTGATTCGTTGTAGATTACGCCGAGACGAGCCAAATGCGCCGCCGCCTCTCCTGGTTTGGAGGGGTTTATTGGTCTCGCAAGCCACTCGACAGTTTTTGGACTGGTCATCATTTTTGCCCCAACATTCGCCGCCCCTGCCGATCCGGCGGCAGAAGCGAGAACACTAGCCCCACCAGGCAAGCCCCCAACAAACAATCCTAAGGCGGTTAGCGGAGAAAGATAAATGCTGTAAGCCGCGAACGAGCCAGCAGTGCCAGACGGATTCGCGTAAATCCCTTTTCCAGTCCTGATGTTCGAAGCCGCGTTTGCTATCTTGTTCATATTTTCACGGGGCGGAGGATCGGGAAATAATTGTGCCTTTGCCCCCGGTGACAACTTGTTCCAGTTGGTCAGGAAAGTCTCGGAAGAAAACATGGAACTGTCCATATCCTGAACGCCGGGCCTCGCCCTGCCCATCCGGTTTGCAACCGCTTCAGAAACCACCTGACGCTCAGATGGTTCGAGACTTCGCATTACCGAGCGCACCTTATTCGCTTGATCCGGGTCGGTCGGGTAGAACGATTTGAAAATATCCTCTGGCTGCTTGCTCGTTCCTATCACTCGGTCAAGCACAGCTTCAATGCGTTGCATCCGTCCGCGATAGTAGTTGTTCTGCCGTGCGAACTCTTTGCCAGCGCCCGCTTGCGTCGCCGCCGCTTCAAGGTCTTTCGACAATGCGCCGTAAACCTTTTTAAGCTCGCCTCCTGGGATTCCTGTCACAAGAGACTCATCAAGCATCGACCCAACCTTTGAACGCAACGCTCGCATAGCCTCGAATGGTACTTGTCCGCCATTGGCCTCTAAATCAGCCATAAGGTTTTTCTGCATTTCTGCCACTTTCGGGTTTACCAGCGCCCCTGTAGTTTTTTCTGCGCCTTGGGTTGGACGGGTCAAGTCATCAAGAGCTTGAACGGTATTGGCTGGCTGAAATGCAACCCCTTTGGGTATCTTCGCTGCTACTGCGTCATCCAACTGGTTCCATGTTGCTTTCGTGCGAGCTAAGAACCCACCCTCACCAGTAACGCCAGACTCAATGGCGCGACCAGCAGCCTCGGTAGAAACGCCCGTCCGAGCTTGCGCCCCCATTGCTCTTTGCTGCCCCTTGATGAACTTCTCCATGACGCCAGCGCCGCCCGGAAACTTGGATGCCAGATTCTCAAGGCCGTGCAGAAACACGTTATCCATTGCCTGTCCAACAGAAGGCACTGTCCCGGCTTGCTTGAATGTTTCAACAGTCGGAGCAGTTCTTGCCGCGATAGAGTTCTTTATTCCGGCGGCAGCTTGGCTTGCTGCCGCAGGGGCTAGAGCGCCAACACCAGTCCATTCTGAGCCTAGAGTCTCGCCAGCAACAGCGCCAGCAGTCGCAGCAGCAAGTGCGCTCTTAATGCCTGCGCCGGGAACCATTGAACCACCGGCAATCATGCCGCCGGTATTCAACATTCTGCTTGCAGGATCATCAGGGCGAGGATTCCGCGTATTGATACCGGCGCCTTCCATCAACCTTGCGATTGATTCTGACCCGCCCGGAGTGCCGCGCGTAAGTTCTGGCGCAAGGTCTGATCTTCCAAGCGCGGTAGCTGCTGCTCCTAATCCAGCCTTACCGAGATTGACTACATTTTCCGCCGTGTCTACTGGCAGGCCAAGTAACCCCGCTATCCCACGGTTCACCCCGCCAACAGTGGCGCGGGCGCGTTCGATAGAAGTTGGATCGGAAAGTTCTTGTGCTGATGCTCCTTGCGTTTTAGCAACTTGATACGCCTTGGCAACAGTTTCAAACTCAGGAGTCCCTTGTTGATCCTGATTATCAACTATCCACTTAGCATATTCTTCCGCTGATGCCATCACCGTTTCCGCTTAAGAATAGCATCCGCTTGGTCTAAAATATTTACAGCCCCACTAACCCCTCTTTGCCCAGGAGTTGGGTTAATAGCTGATACCCCAGGCAGTAACGGCTCATCAATGACAGACTGAATATCTGCTGCGCCTTTAGGCCCGCTCATTCTTGCAAACCCTTTGATAGCCAAGTCCCTATTCGCCCGCTTCTGGGCTACAACCTTCGGATCATCTCCGGGCTGCGGAAAGTATTGCTTCTTTGCATTTGCAAACTCAGCATCGGAGATAACTGCCCCTGATTCTTGGCGCAACACAGCATTGACGAAATCACGTTGGGCCTGATCGACTCGGCGCTGATCTGAACTCATTAGGGCATTCCCGACAACTCCAGTTGCCTGCCCTGCCGCAAGCCCAGTAGTTGAAATCTTGTCCTCCAATGATTTTAGAACCTTGTCAGACTGCGCTGATCGAGTCCCATATAGAGCCGCCTTTCCTTGGAATTCAGTCATTGGCTTATCTGCGGCAACAGCCTTTCTTACCCCACCACCTTCCTCCCTCGTTAGTGGTCTGGTTGTGCCATCAGGATTGACGATAAGCTGGTTGCCTTTTTCGTCTGTAGTCAGTTGCAAATTTCGAGGTTGCGGCGGAATGATTATCTTCTGAGACTGCGGATCAACAGCATGGGTAATCGCTTGATCCAGTATCCTGATGTTAGGATTATCAGGATTAGCGGCCTTCATCCTATCGCGCGCTTCGATAAGTTTTTCAACTGGGAGTTTTGATTCGTTCAACGCTTTTACGGCGGCCTGCTCGCGGGCAATGTCGCCGGCCTTTTGGACTTCCTTCGTCTTGAGTCCGAATGGCGCGAACATCGACTCGTTGCGCTTGAGCGTCTGCATTTCCTCGAAACTGAATAGGGCATTACCTTGATTCGCAGCCTCAATATCGGCCAGCGCAAAGGTTTCCTTGCCGCTCGTTTTCATGCTCTCAGCAACGGCGCGCATCTTCGTCGTCAGTGCCGGCATCCGCTTGGCATCAACGACTGTCTCGGCCTTCTTGCCCCACGAGTCATCAAGGGATAGTTTCAGAACGCAACCCTGAAAATCAGACGATTGCGCGCATTGCTTGACGGCCATTTGCTTGACTTCCGGGTCGCCCATCACATCGAGGTAATTCTTGATGGCATCGTCCTGCTCGGAGCCCGCAGCGGCAAAAACAGGGGCAAACCTAGGCCCTACAGCCTTTCCCAATTGTTCCGCAATCGCCGCCCGTTGCAGACTTCCTTGCGGGAGCTTGCGAAGTATTTCCGAGCCTTTCTGAAGCACCGTAATCGTGTTCGTCAACTCTTGCATCCCACGCATTTCCTTCTCGCGCTTCTGCTTGAGCAGCGTGTCGATCGGTGAAGCCCTGCCAGCTACGCCAGCGGAGAATTCCTGCATCATCAGGCCGATCTTTTCTCCCGCGGAAAGGCTGCGAAGATAGTCTTGATCTGACTGCGGGCGGCCTGACATTCCTCCGGTGGTACCGAGGCCAAGACTGCGCGGTTGGGCAACCGGCAGCGCGGAGGTATCCCCTATGCCAGCAGTAACATCGGTCAACCCCAACGATGGGGCTTCCGGGGGCAGCCCGTCGCTGGGACTCCCGACCGGCAGTATGTCAGGAAGTTGTTGCTCGTCAAACCCAAGAGATAGATTGTCCATTGTCGTTATCCAAACAGCGAACTTACGCCTCGTATCACGCCCCCAAGCCCACCCAAGAAAGAACCATAATCTGACAATCCAAGTGGGGTCGTTGAGGTTCTGCTTGTGGCGCCCAATCCAAACCGCTCTTGCCCAAGGTTCATAGCCAAATTCCCGGCGCCCGTATTGGTCGCCGGCAGGGAATACGGCGTTGCAAACAGGCGGTAGCGGTTGTTCGCGGCGGTCTGTTCAAGCTGCTGCTGGAATTGTTGCGATGCCATATTGAGATTCGAGGCATTGACCGTCGTCGCATTTTGGACAGTCTGCGCGGCCAGCGGATAATTAAGCCGAGCATTGGCATTCGCATTTTGCAAGTTCGCGGTAAGACCCCCTTGCTGCCGGATGACTTCCGCCGCCGCCCTGTCGCCCAATGCCGTGATGGGCGTATCGGTCGGCATCAGGCCGGACGCGGCCGAGACTTCCTCATTAATTCTACGCAGCGTCTCATCACGGAATCGCGCGATATCGATCTCTCCAGCGGTCTGCGCCGCCCGCGTCGCTGCGTCGATCTGCGTGATCTGCTCAGGTGTCGCATTGGTTCCTTGTCTCGCATTACGCAACGCAATATCTGTGAGTTCCTGTTGCGATCTCCGCAAACGAGAAGCCTCAGACAACGGCATGCCATAGACTTCCGCTACATGCTCTACCGTATCACCCTGCGCGTCGGCGAGTTCCTCCAAGGTGTAACCCTTGGAGGCAACCCAACTTCTAAACGCCGCCTTTTCAGAATCTGAGGCTACATTATCAGGCCCCAACAAGATGTTTACATGAGCATCCCTTAGTGCCTCCCTGATTCCCGTAGTGGTATGCGCGGCCTGTCTGTCAAGCTCGGCGTTGAGGGCATCAAGCTGCCGTTGAATAACAGGCGTAATCTGGTTGTTCAATCTCGCGTCGCGCTCGAAAGCTTCGATCTGAAGCTGAAGCAGCCTGATTTCTTCCGGCGTTCGTTGGGGAACCACTGTTTGCTGCGTTGAGGTCGTCGTTCTGTCTCCGCTCATAGTCGCCAATCCTCCAATAGCAGCGGCTCCAGTTAGACCAAGGGCAGCATAATCCCCGGCAGTCGCCGTCCCGTTAGCCAAACGAGTCACCGCGGCCAACATGCCAGTGCCCGCAGCAGCGGGCAAATTACCCCCTCCAACAGGCAGGTTTGAAGTATCTCCTATGCCGGAAGTCGGGTCAGCAAGATCGCCGCTCGCAAGATCACCGATTCCTGAACCAACGAGGCTCATTCCGGCGCTGGTGAGTGGATTTCCGCCTGTGACGCTACTCAACAACGCGCTCGTGCCAGCCCTTGCCGCCGTAGCAGGAAGGCCCGTCAGGCCAGCAGCGCCAGCCAAGCCAGTTCCGATGCCGGCAGTCATGCCGCCAGCGATGGCGGTTTTCATGATCGCACCAAGCGCCTTGTCGAATCCGCTTTCCTGTTGAATCGGATGCGCTTTGGCGAACGCCTCGTTATCAGGCGCTATCCAGCCATACGTTGGATGGTTGATCGGCTCAATACCGAACCGACGAAGATGTTCAATCTCAGACCGAATCGATTCTTCCTCTTGTGCCGGTGACATCCGTTCATCTCCACGGAAATTCGGCCCGACATTGGCAAATCCCTCGATATTCCGATACTGCACACCATTAATAAGCGGGTCAGCATCCGGGCGGTTTTCCACCAGTTGCGCGGCTTCATCGGCACCAATCATGCTCTCGCCATCCGGCGACCGGTAGCGCCCATCTTCCATGCGCGTGTAGCCTAGCGCCTCAATCTGCGCTTGGGTTACCTTGTGCGTGGTCTGGAATCCTTCAATCGTGCCCAGCAAACTCATGGCATCCCCTCTAAAGATCGAACCGCAGGCAGCGCAGATTGACCGCCCCGGTGTCGGCAATGGCATACGGCGCTGTGGTATCCGCGCTCATGCGGAAGATGCACCATTCCCCTGCCAGCAGCTTGATGAAGTTCGAGGTGCCGGTACCCTGCCGCAGACTGACAAAATTGGTCGCATCCATATTTTGGAAGAAACAGTAGCCGCCGCCGGCAACATCCCCCATTAAAATCGCTTCTTCAGCCGCAAAGCCGATAGACTGCACGTTGTCCATCCATTGAGTTCCGGCGACGCTCGGCGTAATTGTGCTCGCCGTAAAGCTCACGCTTGGCACGTTTGCTTTCGTAAACGCGACCACGAGGCCGGATAGCGATAGTTCGTTTGCCATGATTATTCCTTTGCGCCCCCATTTTCTACCGGTGCGGAAGGTTCCGTAACCAGCAGGGTATCGAGAAACTGGCCGTGAGTGACACTCACCCCGTTAACCAGAGACAAGGTGAGCCTGTTTCCTGCATTATCGTGAAGCAGTTGCACGAGGTTTTGCAGGGCGGCTTGGCGTTCTTGAGAAGTCAATTTGGATTCCTTTCTGTTAACCACACAAATAGATGCATGCAATCATTTTCACCTCTGCCGCGTTCGCAAATGATACGGCTTCCCGGGCCTTGGCAACGGTATTTCCTCTAACGATGTTGTCAGCCTGGTGCATCCCCTTGCCGCGCATGGAACTGGTCACGATCAGGTCGCCCACCTGAAAATTACCTCCCTCCCCACAGACATTAATCTGCCCTTCCCCGAGCGAGTTACATGCGCCCAAGTGGTAAGTACTTTCAATACTGCCGTACTGGGGGTGGCGGATTTCCGGACGGTCATCGTCCTTGTTCTTGCCGTTGCTTTTCTTGCGGCTCACCGACAAGGCCGCGGGAGTGTAATGTTCTATCATCGAACCGGACTTCACCGCCATGACACCCACCGATCCGCTCTGGCCGGGTGTCGAAGAGGCCTCGACCTCAAAGAGGGTGTTCGATATGTTTTTCCTGGCGACACACAGAACATCGATCACGATATCCCCGATGTCGATGATGGACGCGGGCTTATACAGCACATCGTGCGCGCCGGTAAACGGCCCGTAATTCGTGCCACCGCCGTCTGCGTAAAAGTCGTAACCATTGTTCGCGCCCACGAGACCGCTGGTAGCCGTGGCCGCCGAATGCACCCCTCTAACACCGTGCGCGGTGCTGCTACTCTCCCCGCGGCAAGCCGAATCCCCGGTTGCGGACGACCCATAGAGACCATAACCGCTCGTGCTCGCCCCGACGAGGGCCGACATACCCGAACCGGTCGCAGTGCTCTGGATGGTCGCCTGAAGGATAGAGGACGAACTGGCCCAAATCACGCCAGTTCCTCCACCAATTTCGACTATTGCCCCACCACTCGATGGATAGACGATCAGCTTGTTATTGCTGGATTCGTTGATGGTGAGACGAGCGCCACTGGTTGCGGTCTGGAACGTCAAACCATTCAATGTTCCGGCTGTTATGGTTCCAAAAGTGCCGGTGGCGGCCGACAAGGCGCCGGCGAAGGTGGCCGCACCGGTGGTCGCATCAATCGAGAACGTCGTGACCCCGCCCGCGACTCCGACTATACCCTTACGGTATACGATTACTCCGCTGCCTCCGGTAATCGCTCCGGTTGAAGCATTCCAAGTGACATTACCGGCGTTGACGGCGCCAGAATAATCGGTCGTTCCGAAATTGAAATCGCTCAGAATTTGCTTGGTGGACGAATCGAGCCTGGCATTGATGAGATCGTTGACCAAGTTCCCGCTGGAATTGATCGCCGCCGCGAGAGTGGCGGTAGACCGACCGGAAACCGTCCCGGTGAGGGTTGCATTATTGGCGGTGACATCGCCGGCTTCGGTAACGCGAAAGGCAGCGGTTCCTCGACTCTCAAAGGTGGAACCAGCCCAAAACCGCACATCGTCACCGCCACTAACGGTGGAAGCAAGCCCGAATGAATTGGCCGCATCCCTGACGTAATCAGAACCAATAGTAAAGCCACCGATCGCACCCGCGGTCGCGGTGATCGTGCCTGAGAGTGTTACGTTGCCAGTAGCAGGGTCAATCGTAAAAGTCGCCGTGCCGGTCGAATCGTATCCGGCAATGCCAGCCGAACCGATAACCACGCCCGCTGCGCCATTCATCTTCTTGAATAGTGTCGGGGAGTTCAGTTCAATCGAGGATGCCGAGTCTTGCAAGATCGCGGAAATGGATGCTGCAAGCCTCGTGTCCGTTGGATTCAACAGGGTGCCACCAACACTTCGACCAGCGAGACTCCTGCCATTCGCGTCGATCAGCCCCAGATTGATCAGGTCTTGAACCGTGACGCCACGACTGGCAGACTCCGGGCCGAATAACGCGGTATAGCCAGAGCCGCCCGGGGTGAATCCACCGCTGTTGGGGTCCCAGGTCACGGCTCAAGTGTCGCTTCCGTGGTTTCGTCGGTCAGGTCGAAGCCATCCTCGGTAATGAGGATGTCGTAGTCGGCAAGTTCGGTCTTTTCGTCGTCAAAGATTCCCCTCGAAAGTCCGCCTCTTCCAAGCGTGGTCTTGCGCAGCACCGGAACGTATTGGATAGGTCCCGGCATCAGTCGCCCCGATCAAAGCGGCCGTCTGCGTCATAACGGCCCCTGCCGCGCCCCCAAGGCGTTCTTGCCGAGCGCACATAAGGCGTGATGCGTGGTTCCAAGCGCGGGCGCGGGGCCCCGACTTCCACATCCATCATCATGCGTGACATGAGATCGACATACTCGCCCTTGGCTTCCTGCGAGCGCGAGTCGTCTTTTTTATCCCGATACCAGTGGTAGGCCGCATGAAATACCAGCGCGTGCCGGTAGCGAAGAGGGATAATCGGTTCATCCTTGTCGCCGATCATTGCCGGGCCAGTCACCCCGTTTTCATTGACCGCCAAATTGCATGTGATATAGGCATACGGGATGCGGTAGTAGTCGTCAGGCGGCTGCGCAAAGCGCGCGCGACGCACGGGCGCAGTCGTGCCAGCCGGCGCGTAGTCGAGCAGACAGGCTACGCGAGGGCTACCGGGAATCGTGTTGTTCGGATAGCGCCGACGAAATTCCGTGCGGCTGATGATCCTGATTTCCAGCTCGTCGGAGAATGTTTGCATGTCAACCGGTCGCAGGAAGTCAGTCGCAAGATCATATTCGTCCTCGTAATACGTGTAGCTCGAACCCGATGCAAGCGTCGTATCCGAGAATAATTCGGTCAGCGTAAGCGAGGTGTCGCTTTCAACCGAGCGCACGGTGTATGGCGAACGGGAACCGGAAAACACCATCTTCCCGTTTGGCCGCACATTTGCAACGCCGAAAGCGTTTGCCGTGTTCCATGTCGTACTCGAACCGGTGACAGTTGCCGATCCTTGGGTGACGGCAATCGTACCGGTCGTGTAATCGCTCTGCGTTCTGAGGGTTGTCCTGCGCTCGGCCCACGGAAACTTGTACTCTTGACCTAAGTGGACATCTTGAAGGGCTGTATTGATGTAGCGTTTTGCCTGCGCGATAGTTGCCGTCGCGGACGAATCCGCGCGCATCCGATTCAGGAGGTCGGTATAAAGGTCGGAAAACGTGGTTGGCTGTGAGGTACTTGACATTTATGGCTCCAATTAACAAGCACCGTGATTCACTTGCTTGTTCACAACTCACCCCACATCACGCTCCGACTGCATGAGGCGTCCTGCGATTTCCGTAATTCCGCATGACACCATCGCTCATTGACATCGGTGCTCTGAACCCAACAATGGCGCGAGGATTCGTGCCGGCCAGCACAACGTAGGCGCCGCGCTTGACCTCGACACAATGATGCAGATCGAAGTCCTTCGCCTCGCTGGATACCGTGTTCCCGCCGAGATACACCACGTTAGTAGCGTCAGTGGTATACCCGGTATCGGTATCGTAGATCGTGATCGTGTTGTCTGTGGCCGCGCCGGCTTGCAGGGAAAGTCTGTCGATTTTCCCAGGACCAACAAACGCATGGCCGGTTTTCGTCAGATACATTGACTCCCTGCGGCGGTCAACGATGGCCCCGAGACGGGCATCGTCCATTGCGAATTCGTCAAAGAGCAGAGTTCCGGCCGTAGTTGAAAGCGTGTTTTTGGTGCCGAACGCGCAAGTTCCTACTGCCGCTGAATTGGTGAGGCTCGTCAGGGCAATAAGCGATCCGCTGCCGTCAAGATAAAGGTCTTGAGTGCCAGAACCGCCAGTCGCAACCTTGACTTTCCATTCAACGCATACCCAGCGTCCGCGCGGGAATTCGACATAGCTTGATGGCGCAGTGCCGTCACCTATGCCAATCTCAAGGAGGTTCGTCGCAGCCGTGATCCGCATCCCGAGCGTGCATTCGGTTGTCGCGCCGCCCGCTTGCTGTAACTCGAAGATGCTGAATACATCATCAGCCGTTGCGGTCACGCTGGAGTGCGCAAACAAATAGAACCTGAACCAATCCGTGCCCTGATCGGCAATATCTACGTCACCCTCAACTACGCCTTGAGAAGCCGTCGTCGCATTCATCTGCACTCTCATGCAGTATGCCCCGCGGTACGGCATGGCCATACCGGGAATCCCTGAAAGCACAGAGTAGTGCGGAAAATCAATCAAGGAACCAGTCGAACTATCCCATTCTCCGCTAGTCCCGCTCTCAAAATTCGCTTCAAAAATATAAGGGAAGCTCAAATTACACCCCCAGAAAACATAAGGCGTTGAAAAAGGTAAGACATGCGACCGTGCAACCATTGGTGGTATGCGCGAGTGCAAATCAATAAATTATTAGTTCTATTGTCTGATCTATCTCCATTTATATGATGCACTACTTCGTCTCTTGCCAGTTTACGGCCAAGCGCATTTTCGGCAATTAACTTATGTTCGGGGACAATGCGTTTTTTCCCAATGTAATAAGACGGATCACATATCATTACGTATCCGCTTGTAGGATCAACAAATTTATCCCCAGGAAATAATTTTGTTCTTTTTTCTATTTCCTCAGAACTAGGTTTTCTGCCGATATTGTTTTTACCGGTTTGTCTTATTTTTTCGATATGCTCTTGTGAATAATTCATTGTCTTACCAGTGTTCCAAGAGCGAAGGCCATCGGCATATAAACGCTTCTTTGTGGCCGAAATTTTTGCGCGAACTACATCTGATAGTGTTTTACCTTTATTCGGAGGTCCTTCGCCGGTTTTCAACCACGGAAATGCCATATCGTTCCCCGGTTACGCTGCTTTCTTCTTCGCCGCGGCGGCTGCCCAGCTCGCTTTCAGCTTCGCCTTATGCTCAGGCGTCATCTGATACTTCGGCTTCTTGGCTTTCACTACAGCAACCGGTGCGGACGCACCCTTTTCCATCAGCAGCACGACCATCTTCTTCCAGACCTGCCGTTCCTCGTTCGACATGGTAGGAACGCGCGCATGATCTTCCGGGGAAATCGTCTGCATCGCGATCAGTTCCTCATCGGAAAACGTCACCGTAGCTCCGGTCACGTTCTCGATGTTGAACAGCATTTTACGTTCAACTACAGCGTTATCCAGATTCATGCGGCCAGCCACTGGGCGATGCCGTTCAAGGTTCGCCGCCTCGCGCTCGCCGGGTTTGAGCCTCAGTTGCAGATTTTTCCATTCGAGAATCGCAGCCTTGTTCCTGCGCTCCCATGCCAGATGCTGATCCGGCGCACCGGGAGGGCACGCGCGCATCTCAGCTTGGCTCAACATGCCATCCGACACGATATGCTCAAGCAGTTGCTTGGAGCGCGTAGCCATGCGCCCCTCTTCTTCTGCGCTTGCCGGAGGCTTGGGAAGCTGTTCGGTCACCGTCTTTCTCAGCCGGATAAGCTGATTCCGAGCCTCGCGCTTGTCCTCGATGTGAGGGCTTTTGAGCTTTTCTTCCGCGGCCTTGATGTCCCGGTGAGCTTCAGCAGCTTGATCCGGGCGCAGCAGTGGCTTGGTGGCTTCTGGGGTAGTCGGTGCGAGTTGCATAAAGTTAGGCTCCTATCATCAGTTTGGCGTCCCCGCGCTTTGCGACATTCACGCAGGTATCCGGTTTCGCTGCCGCGTCGTCTGCTGCTTCTTTCGCAAGAAACTCATGCTCTCCGAACGACATGGTTCTGCCGTCCCTACGGTTCCATGAACCCTTCGAGTCGTTGCCAGGGAAACCAGCACACTTGAAGATAACTGCCGTAGCACATATCTGCCTTTCTCCAAGCGCGCCACATTCACATGGCGCAGACTCGTCAATTAACGCAAGCCTGCGCCGCTCTTCCCAAGAGCGCCCACATTCCGGGCAATGAAACTCGTAGAGCATTAGTTCGTGTTCGCCACCTGTAATCCGCTTGTGGCAGCCGCATTGACGTTGTTCAAGATGACGTTTGTGGAGGCGGTTGTTTCCCACTTCGCAGCACCCCACTGATGGCTTTCGTTGAGAATTAGAGCGCCGCCAGCAGCAGCATGAACAGACAGCCCCTGAGTCAATTGCGTGCCACCGGACAGCGCGTCTTGAGCAAAAAACTGGCAACGCTTGAACATGATCCATCTGTCAATGGCTCCCGAGGCATTGGCGTTAATCCAGACAGGGGTCGCCGCGCCTGTCCCGCACAGGATCATGCAATCCTCGAACCAGTCCCGAACCGCTGCCGACAGGAAGCCGATATTCGCATTGGCCGCTGAACGGGCAACGGTATCGTTTCCGATCACGCAGTCCTTGAAGAATCGCTCGCCATCGCCCGTCAGGGTAATGTGCCTTGCGCCTGCGCGAGAGAATGGGCCGCTCGCTGTCGAGTCGATCATGCCGGTAATGTGCATGTTGTAATACGAATTGCGCTGCCCGGTTTCAGCCAATGCGATTTCGTCCACGGCACCCGCGTTGGCACTGTTGACGTGGAAGTTAGCGAACACGCATCCCTGCGCGCTCACCGCCCATAGGTTCGTTGGCGCAGTCCCGCGAAGGCTTACGCGATGGGCAACGCGGTTATGCGCGGTCCCGATGATGTGACACAGGCTCTTGCTCCATGCCAAACTCGATGCTTCGGTCACGACATTACCGGCTGTGGCAGAACTGTTACCGATCACGATGGCGATGTCGTTCTGATTCGCGGTCATCATGGTGTGCGCGCGACTCAGTGTTTCGAGAGGCCGCAGCGGGTCTGTCCCGGCATTGCCGTCCGATGCATTACCAGATGCAGGGTGAACCCAGTAGACGTTGCCGGGCACCGGGATAGGCATTCCGCCACCAACCATCGGGATACCGAAACTTGTTACGCCATACGTGAAGTTGGTCATAGGCATGTTGCTCTCCTGTCTAGGAACGCCTCCGATTGGTTACGGAGCCGCCAGCCGGAATTTCACCGACCCTTACCAGTTTTAGATACCCTCTTTTTTGTGCGAGAACGGTCCGCAATATCCGCTCGTCGGCATCCCGTTTGCACGAGAACCGCGCTGCGTCTTGCCCGGCAGTCCCGGCCAGTTCGCGGTTTTCATCGGCATGGCAGTCGATTGCGCCGTGCCGCCTTGCGTGCCGCCTTCAGCCTTGCCGCCACCTTTGCCGGCGAGACCGTTGTACAGTTTATTGGCCATCAACGACTCCTATTTGTAAGGTGTTGGCTTGCTCGGCATCTTGCGCTTCTTGGCCCGCCCGGCATCGACAGAGTTGAATTCCCGCGCTACCGAAACCTTGATCCCGGCCCTCTTTGCGAAGGCCGGGTCATGGGCTGCCGCCGCCATAAAGCGCATCTGCTTTGCAGAAACCGAAGGCATTAGCTGACTTGCGATCCGTTGATAAACCGCCAGTTCGTGTAAGTCATCGAATAACGCATGTATCCTCTCCACTTCGCCACGAGCGTATCGAAGTCCTCCACCATCGCGAACTCCATCGGAATCCGGTCTGCCCAGAACAGATACTTCTTCATCTGGCTGGAGTCAACCAAGGCCCAGTTGTTCGTGTCGGTGAGCCGGCGGTACTCATGCAGCGCGTAGCGGCCTTCGTGGAAGTTGCGGTTGTTGTTGGCCGTGTCAACCTTGCCGGCGCTCTTGGTGATCTCGAACGCGATCTCGGAGAGATCGGGCGGGAACCATAGCGCATCAGGCTCAACATCGTAGAGCTGCGCCTGATCGTCGCGGAAGCCGAGCATCTGAAGGCGTGCCGCGAATACGGCAGTAGCCGACATCGCAGCGGTCGAGAGATTATCGAAGCCGGATGCCGTGGACGCGCCGCTTGTCGTGGTATGAGAATTTGAGCAAAGCGCCACACCTTCGGAGTGATTGTAAAAGTAGGTGTCCACGCTGAACATGTTGTTGAAGATGCGCGCGCCGTCCTTCTCGCGTTTCCGGTTTCCGCTGGTGGCCAGGTTCTTCGGACGCTGATCGAAGATATGATATTGATCGTCGTCGTAGAGCTTGCGTTCGACCTGGATGCCCTTGGCGAATTCCACCGGGGTCATCGTCACGTCGTAGCCCTGATTGATGGACGAGTACGGGATCGTGCCGGTGAATTCCTCCCAGTCGGAAAGCGTCCCGATTTCGGAGAACGTCATGTTATTCCGGCCATTCGTCGGAATGATGGTGTAGATTTCAGAGAGCATCGACTTCAGCTGCTTCTGCTCTTCGGCGAAAATCTTTTGAAATCGGGGATCCAATAAATCGGCGAAGCCGCTACTTTGCATGGGTGTGGTCATGATTACGCACTCCTTTTCAGTTCAATGACGTTGGCTGTCGCGCTTTGCGGCTCGCCACGTCGATTCAATTCAAGACTGCGGGAATAGGCCGCCTCGTCCTCGTTTTTGAATTCATACCAATACGCGCCACGCTCAGTTCGAATATGACGGCGTTTGCAGAACTCAATCGCGAGCTCTGCCTGCTCACGTTTCGCCACAAGATGCGGCATGAGAGTCGGCAGAAGAAGAAGTAATTCCCACTGAGTGCTGACTTTGATCCGATATCCGCGCTTACAGCCCTTGCCGCCCTTGTTGCTGACGACTACGGACACGCGTTTACCTACGATATCGCGGATGATCTGCGCGGTTTTGTCGATAATCCTCATGTCCGTGTTCACGACTTGAAAGTGCGGTCGGAGGTACGGATGCGCTTGGGTTTTGTTGTTGGTTCGGGAAATACCCACAGTTCCCTCGCCGTCCACGATACCGGCCAGCCACGCAAGTTCTACTTCAGTTGGGCGGGTCATGGTTAGCTGTCGGCCAGTGTGGACGCGAATACGTGATTCGCAAGGACCGCGTTCACGTAACTATTCGTGCGGCCAGCATGTTGGTCGAATTTGAGTTCGACCGTCTTGAAGGCGGCGCCCGTGCCTACCGCAATCGATGCATCGGCTTGGGTAAGGAGCGTCGTCAACTGCACCTTGATACCGCGAGGCGGATCGTAGGGCGCGACGATGAACGTGTCGCCCGCTGCCACGTCGCGCGGCCACGGCACGACGAAGGTCATCGTGGTAGTCGAATTGGACGTGCATTTGCGCGAAATGCCTGCGTTCGCCCCGGTCAGGCAGAACACGGTACCGTCCGCGAGCTCGGGGGAATCGGTGTTCACGTCACTGACAAAGGACGTGCCGTCGGAGGCGCCGGAAGCTGCCGTATGCAGGATCATTGCCGTGCCTTCAGTAGCTCCGCCAGACATCAGCAGGCTGTAGACGGCGAACGGATTGAGAATCACGCCGACGGTGCGCGCAGTATCCGAATTGTCGGTTTGCTGCGCCGTGACGTAGGTGCCGGAGGTATCGACCGTGACGCCGACTGCCTTGGCAGTGCTGGTTGTGGTGGCAACGATGAGGCCGGAACCGGCTGCCGCTGGAACAAGAACCGGGACGCCAGCCGTAGCTTTGGTCGCGGCAACTTGGTAACGCTTGATGACGGCAGTTGACCCGCCGCTTAAATCGCCCTGGAATTCCATGATGCGTAGCTCCTATGCGGCTCGCGCCGCGACAGTTAATAAGCTACGACATGTGCATATTCAGAGCAGCGCCTGTAGTTATCGTACTTCCTGCGTTCGTCAACGGCCTGCGACTCGTGCAGGAAAAGCGTTGCTGCGCCGAATTCTTGGCACACGTCGCAATTTCCCTGTACGCGCCTCATGTTCTTCGCCGGGTGCAGCTCGTAGTGAGCGGCGCGCGGCTTGAACTTCAGCGCGTGTGAGTCGCATAGGATTATGGCTTTACGGAGTTCGATCAGGTCATCCAGATGAGCCGATCCGCTGGTGTAGCGGTTGCGCCTGAATTCAGCGCGTTTCGTCTCAGCCTGAGCGACCTCACGCGGCGAATAATTCTGGCGAACCAGAACATCCACCGCTACACTCGTCTAGCCTTGCTGGCGTACTTCAATTCTTCCCTGACATCAGCCCAACCCTTGTAGCGTCCTGCGGCAATGCCTTTCTCGTAGTGGGCTTTCTGTGCCGGAGTGATGCCCCGTGGGGATTCGTCCGCGTCACCTTCACTGCCCTGCCTACGCCTGCCGCCTGAACTACCGGAGTCCTCAAACGACTCCGATGGGCCAGACCTTCCTAAGCCCCTGGCTTTACGGATTTTCGCAGGGTCGCCGAAAGCCGCTCTCAAAGCAGCAAGCTCCAGTTGGTCCTTGGTCCCCGTTATGCCGATGGCTTTGTTTGAAGCATAAGCTGCCGCCACCTGTGCGCGCTCGGGAGTGCCTTCTTCCCAAGCGTCGGGAACCAAAGCCTGAAACTCTGCCATCTGCTCAACAACCGTTCGTTGCTGGTGCTGGGTGGCAACTGCCTTGGTCGCTTCTTCGATTGCCCTGCGGGTTGCGCGCTCCTCGATCTGCTTTTCGTAGATCGAATCCGCGGCCTCCTGCGTGAGTCTGCCGGCTTCCACGAATTCGCTGAGTTGCGCTCTCGTGTACTGTTGCGCCGGCTTGCTGGCGTTGGCCTCATTCTGCGCTTTGGTTTTTTCTTCGATCTGGGCGCTGAACTCGTCCTTGGCCTTTTTCACCGCAGTCGCGATCATTTCTTTCACGCGATCCCGAGGTAGCCATGAGCCGTCTTTGGGAGGCTTGAATTCGCCATTGCCCTTGTGCGACTCGCCAGGAGGAGCGCCGTCCTGTACTGCCCCTTGGCCTTCGATCTCGTCTTGGCCTTGGGTATTAGCTTCGCTCATGTTTCCACGCCTTTCCGTGTGTCAGGGTTAGCCGAATTCCCTTACGGCTTGGATGCATCCTATTCCCTCGATTATGAGAATGTCAAGGTAAATGAGAACCATTGTGATTCTCATTCTCACTTATGGATAAATTTCGTAGCCGTTCAACGGCTGTCGCACCTTGCTCGATCAGCTTTTTCGGCAGTTCGATAATGTCCTCAAGCGCACTGCGGCCTTCGTTGAGACACGCAAGCCGCACCTTGATCAGCATGATCTCGTCGGCATTGACCAGAGCGGGGTTGTTCAGCTTGATCTGCTCCGTTGCGACCATGGCCTGATAGGATTTAATCCTGCCCTCGATAGCGGCAAGGAAATGATCCCAGTCCGCGTGCCCGGTAACAGCACTTGCCCTCACCGCTTCGTGAGTCTGCGCCATAAGCTGCCGGATACGCTCTTGGCCGGGTTCGGATGAGCGAACGCGGGCGCGGAAATCGTCAAGTGATAGGGTCATCGCGCGCTTCCGTAGACCATCTTCCATTGGGCTGGATCAAGCAGCCATTTTTCCGCTGGCGGCGTCGGAGGGAATTCCCCGTTTGCAATATCTTCTCCCAACCGACGTAAATCATCGGCCATTTTGTTTAGGGAAGAAGATGGGTTACAACTTTCGCACGATTCAAAATGACCACACATACACATTGGCCTATGTAAGCGCGCGATTTCCCCAAGACGCGCCAACAATTCAAACTTTGTGATAATCATTGTCATTGCATCACGCTTTTTTAAGCATGTCTCTACGTCCAAGAAAAAACGTCATCTGATCTGCGGCTTTGGCTGCTGTTGCCGCAGCAATTTCCATTTCCGCCACATCAAGACTCTCGCTATTCACAATCCCATTTTCTCCAGACCAGAACGAGTGATGCCCAAGGATGGCCCCGTACACCGAGGCGGCGTATAGGTGCCATATTTCGTCTCTGGTCATTGCATCATTCCCATTTGGTTGGCCCCGCCCCCTGCGCCGGGCAGCGATTCATTCGCCAACTCGTTCGGCTGCATCATGGCTTGCTGGTCAGGAGCCTGCGGCCCCGGAACAGGCCCTGGAATGCCGCCCCCCTGCGCGCCCATGCCGCCCTGCGAGCCCGCGGCGGCTACCAGCATCGCTTGCCGCTTCTCGTTCGCTACGCGCTGCACGGTGAGCTTCAGATAGGCTTTCAGAATGTCTACCTGCTCGGGAGTCAGGAGTCCGAATTCCGGTGTTTTGACGAACTCCATGATGGTCGCCATGTGCTGCTCGGCAGGCTCAAGCGGCTGACACTCTGGCAGATTTCCCGACATGATCGAGCTAATCACGTCCTCTGCGGTCATCTTCGGCAGGTTTGATTCCGGCGACGGAGGTGAGAGGTACTTGTCTGGGTCTTGACCGAGTGATTTGGAGAAGTCGCGCATCATGTTATAGGCACCATCAGGTTTCACGACGCCAAGCTGGATCGCCAGCGGGCTGATAAGCACTCCCATTAACTGACCGATAGCGTCCTGCAACGCCTGCTTGGACGTATTCATGGCGTTGGCCGAAAAACTGAACGTGAAACGTCCGCTTACCTCGGCGGCAGGGTCTTGCAGCACGCGGTACGGGTCATCGCCGGGTCGCGCGACGCCGAAAACCCGGTACTGTTTGCCCTTGGGCAAAAACGCTTGGTTCAACTCGTGCATTTGGGCATAAATCTCGCTCAGTCCTGCGAAAAACCGGCGGATGACCCGCTCCGGGCGCCCCTCGCCCTGTCCCAACACGCTCTGCATGCCGCGCACGGTGCGTAGGGCGGACGCCTTGCCCTGCGGAACGCGTCCGTACTGCAAATCGCCCTGTGTCACCAGCCGTTCTTCTAGCGAAGTCAGGGTCGAAAGCATGTTGAACCCGTAATTCGAGCCGGAATTCGGCATCTGCGGGAAATGCACGTCATTTTTCGGGTCGGATACTCCGTACAACGCGCCCAATTCATAACGAATTGTCTCGTTTCTGATGCTGGACGTGTTCCGGTAAAGACCCCACGGCGTCAATTCGAGCGATCCCTTGTCGATGGTCATGTCCAGCACCTGTTTGGACACGTCGTGCAGCCCTTCCATCAACTCCGGCAGCGAGACGTTCTCCGGCAGGAACTGCGCTTCCGCGAACGGCCTGCGAGGAGGGTTCGACGGGAAAGCTTGCGTGAGCTCCCGCACCCGCAGGAGCGTTTTGGTTTCCTTGATCACCCACCAGATAACATCCTCGTTCTCCCCGTCGCCGTCGTAGTCGTAGATGTCGAAGCACATGAGGCGGGTCAGCGGCTTGTGATCGTTGACGACCGGTTCAATGGGGTTCCCGGGCTTCGTTTCGTGGGTCACGACCGGCTCATCGCGCCGCTGCACGCCGGCCATGATGTCCTTCTGGTCGCGTAGAAATTGGCCTTCGCCCTTCTCGGGAACGGCCATGCCGAACTTTTTCAGCTCTTCCTCGTCAGGCTGATCGTAGTAGCCGGATTCAACGAGCCGCTTGATCTCGTCCAGAGTCGGGTAGTCAACCATGACGACATGCGCCGAACCGCGGGGATTCGACGGCCCCGGAATCTGAAGGTTTTCGGCGCCGGCCGGATAGCAGATTTCCTCGTAGTCCTTAACGAGCGGGCACGGGCCATCGAACACGGTCGCCACGCGCTCGGCGTCCATTTCAACCGTGCCGTCCTGATTGGTATAGAAGTCCACGACAAAGGCTTCGCCATCCTTCGTTACGCGCCAGCGCCAGCCCTCCTTGTCGATGGCGTCGATCTGGTATGGAGCCGGGTAGGCTGTCATCATCTGCTGCGCGAAATAATGACCCGGCAGCGTCCCCGCGGGAATGGCTTCGATCTGGCGGATCGTGTGAACGCTGCGCTTTTCCTTGATCCACGGAATGAACGCCCGCGCAATGCCGTCCACGACGAAGTTACGCGCCATCTTCCCGATTTTGTCCTCGCCGTTGGCCTCGTCGAAGAACTGGTAATCGAGTAGATCGTCAACGCGCTTTTGCTTCTCCGCGTCGGTTTTCTTGTAGGCTTTGGAGGCGATGCAGGGACGCGTCTGATTGACCGCATTGACCATCGTATCTTCGAGCTTCAGCACGGCGGCCGCGATGTCGGAAAGCCCCACGTCGGAGGCGCCCGGCCACGGGAAGTCGCGGCCTTCCGTCCACATGCGGAACTTGGCATAGCGTTGTAGCCTCGCCGCGATGTCGAAAGCGCGGTCCGCGTTGTCGTCAATGAAAAACTTGATGACGCGATCCGCGATGGCGGTCTTGTCCGCCGATAGGAGGCTCGCGCGGTTACGGGTGCGCTTGACGCGTTTAGGGAGCGTAACGACTGCCGTCTCAGCGGCCATGCTTTTTATCCAGAGTCGAGGATCGTTTGGCCATGATAAAGCCCCCTTTATTTGAGCTTCATAATCATTTCTCTGAGACGCGGCTCCACCCAATCGCCGAACGTTGCATTATCGCCAAAGACATCAGTGATAGCCTTGGCTATTATGCCGAGCAACACGATAGCGGAGAAAATAAAACTGCAAAGCGCGAATAGTTCCATACGCCTCCTATCGAATCAGGATATTCCGATTTTGGTTTGGGTTCAAGCGTTGCGCGCCCGGCCTGTGGATCACCTGCCCGATGCCGTTGAGCATAGCGTAAGACGGATTCATGTTCATCAGGTATTTAAGCAAAGTCGGGTAGTCGTCCTCTCGATCTCTTGGTATTTGGCGTTGAGCACGCTCGCTAGACAGTTTATAGTCGGCCCATACGAATCTCTTTAATTGATGTATCGTCTGCTTGCAGCGCGGGTGAATGTGAATGCGCGGTTGCCAGCGCCCGCTGTCGGGCTTGAGATAGGTATTGAGCGTTGCGCGACCGGATTCCCCGTCGTCGGCAAGGCTCGTGACCAGCCCGGCCTGATCGAAATCGTCCTGCCAGACTGTCTCGCGTTTCGAGGACGAAGGGCTTCGCCCCATGTTCGGGTCGATGATGCGGGCTGCGATCTGCAACGCAAACTCGCGCTCAACCGAATCCACGTTCTTGCGAACGTCCATCGGGTCTCCGGGTTCTGCACCTTCCGCCACGACCCAGATGTCATCCGACGGGTCGACGCACGCCCACAGGAACATATGCGCCTTCCTCGGGTGCGGATCGAGGAGCCACACCGCCGGCCAGCGTTCGGCAGGCACGAACTCCTTGACGTGATTGAACTCGCAGACCATGCCGCTGCCGCATTCCTCGCAGACGAATTGATCGTCGAAACTCTTGTGCGTTGGATTTTCCGTCGCATGAACCACGATCCCGCAGGTGAAGCACCAGTACTGCGTCTGATCGGTAAATAGCGGATGCACGCGGTTCGAGAATCGGATCGGCTGGCCATACAAGCGCACGGATTTCGTCTCTGTTGTCCAGTTCGCGGCCTGCTTTGCCACCGCAGTCTGATCGAGATTTTTGTTGTCCGTGGTGTAAATATTGAACCACTCATGATCACGAATCTTCTGCACCCCCGGCTCATAGACTTCATCGAATAGCCAGTCCACAGGAATCGACGGATCATCGGGCCACGTCATCGCCACGATCAGGCGCCCGGCAACCGACATCACGCGCGCTTCGGATTCGCGCCAGATCGCAAGGTTAGGGGGTTCGTCGTGTCCTATAATATGAAATTCGCCAGAAGCAAAAGCCGACGCCGCCTTGTCGTCTTGATCTTTCGACATAAATTGCAGCGTTGATTCACCCACCACGCGGCTCATGTCGTCAGGGTCGCGACAAAGCACGGTGAGCGTTCGCAGCTTCTCGCTCCACGACTTGTCCCACTCCCCGCCCTTCAGGCACCACTTCGGAATCCAACCCCAGTGCCCGCGTTCGCCGCCAGGTTTGTCGGTTCCGTTCCATTTCCAGAACTGCAGCTTCGGCAGGATCGTCGGGTGCAATGTCGTCGTCAGCGATTCAAGCACGAGGCGGCAATTCACAGGGCCGCGAAATTTCTGGCGCGCAAGGTGACGTAGCGAATGTGGAAACACGCCAGTCATCGCCATCACGATTTCGATTAACTGCAACTCAGATTTTCCGCTGCGGTTCCCGCCCCCGATTCCCAGAACTTGTGCCTTGGACTCATGCACCGCCATCGCGGTTTTCGATACAGGCACATAATGTAAAAGCTGGTTGTCTCTGCGCTCGTTTTGCGCGAGCGCGAGGATCTCTGCGAACTTCGATTTGAACTCTTCGTCGGAGAGCGCGCCAAGATCAGGGGCAGCGATCTCGCTCACTGACTCGACTCAGTAACCCGCGTCGCAACCGAATCAATCGTCAACCCACGCCGCTTCGCCTCGGCCATGAATTGCGGCATAAGAATTTCGATCTTATGCGACACGTTCACGTCGTACACCTGCGTGGGTTTGCCTTCCAGCAGCAGGACTTTCTCAGCCAGAATTCCGATGGCGATCGTCAAGTCCTTGCCGCTCATGTTGGCCATCGCGTAGTCATCGAGATAATCGATGAGACGGCCCAGCTTGCCGGACAACTCATCAGCGAGTTGCTTGCCCTTGACGATGCGATCCGCATGCCCCATGCGCGCGTATTTATTATTCCACCGCTCCAGCAGCCCGTTGGCGATCTTGGCGGGCACGCCGGCCTGTGCGGCCAATTCCATGAACTTCGGGCCGTTCAGGCTGCGCGAGTCCGAGTCATCATCCAGGTCGTCGGGGACTTTAATTTTCTGAGGGTTACTCATCGCGGCGCCGATCGGCAATTCAGGCGGCATCCTTCTGGCTTGCCTTAAGGGCCGCGGCAAGCCTGTTTGTTTGCGCCACAGAGCCGCGTAATTCTGAGCCGCTTCTTTTGAGATGCCGAGCGCCCCCCCGATCTGCTCCCAGGACATGCCCTCCGTTCTCATCTGGTACGCCGCCTCATAGCGGGGGGAAAGCGTGTCGGGACCGGCCATGCGCAGGATAATGCTACCGGTGCGCGGAAAATGCAACCGGCTCGGCAACTCGATCCGCTGCAATACCTGGTAGCACACAAGGTCCATTTGTTTCTCGGGTCGGTGAGGACCACCCCTAGCGCACAAGCCCACGGGAGGGGGTGCGCCGATTGCGCGAACTGCCGGTCGGCCAGCTCGGAACATCGTCGGCAGCGTGGTCAGGCGGGCCATGGCTGCACGCTACGGTGCTCGGGACATCCCCGAGTATCACCGCGCCTGATTGCGTCGCGCTACGGCGATCCTGGCGTGCCTGGCCTGATCTGATGGCGGGCGCCCATGCCTAGATCGCAGGAGCCTAGCCCATGCTGCACCGCTCATGATGCACAGCAGCAATACCTCATTAATGTCGTTTCTATCCCCCGAGAGCCGCATGTTTATTGACTATTTGACATAATGACCATTACGCGACATGGTGCACAATCGTTGATTATTAAGGGGAATGTTGTAAATGGTGCAGTGCTTCCAAGAATTATACGACATGACCGTAAAAACCTAGGGTAAACCCTTAGTCCATCCCACATCGTGAAACGTGGAATGGCGATTTTGAGCTGCTACAGGTCTCACCTACGTAATTTTACGTACACCACTAATAGATAAAAACGCCGTTTTTTGCCGTTTTTGCCCACATCTTGTGGTTTTTGTCGATTCATACCTGACGAAATCTCGTCATGTCGAAATCTCGTCATATGGCAGGAAATGGCTGATGCGGGCTTGGATCCTGACACTGCTGGTAGGGATGATCTGCGCTCTCCGGCGGCTCGCTTTGCTCGAAACCCGCAGTCAGATAAACGATCTGTGTATTGATGTACTGCTTCTGCTTCTGCTTCTGCTTCTGCTTGGGTCCACTGTGCGTACGTTTACCCTACGTTTTGGTTACAACGTTTACCTCGGTTGCGTGGACGTTCATTGTAACCTGCTGCCTTTCCTTTGCCCGCCGGCGCGCCATGTATTGGCGTTTTGCCTCTTTGACGCTTTCCTCATCTTTCATGTCGCGGTATTTGGTGTAATTCAAAAGCCGCCAGCCGCCGTCTATAACCTCGATACGCCTTCCCTCGTGGTCCGGCGTGCGGCTGTAGCGGTCCGGTGATAGCAATGCGTCTATCGCCACCTGGCAGTCAATGAGCGGCACAACGGCGCGATTGGCAAGGCCGGGCACGCTCGCTGCAATTCTGCCGTGTCGATCAGCCATCGCCAGCATCGTTATCCAGACTATCCGCGTTGACGATGGCTCAACCCAGATCGTGCTTTCCGTGATGCTGCTGAACAGTTTTGTGAATGAATAGCCGGACATTCTGTAAGCTCCACAGTAGATTAAAGGTATCTACAAGTTAGTGTGCGCTCACTTCTTTTGGCTTGCAAGCGAATTATTTGCCTTGCTTGACGGATGAGCGTATGCTTGCCGCCTATGGATATTCCAGACGATAAACCTAAATCATTGCATGACTACCTGGTGCTGCTGGGTAGTAAGGGCGGACGTGCGCGAGCTGCGGCGCTAACTCCCGAGCGGCGCAAGGCCATATCTGCTGCTGCCCTAGCTGTTCGATGGGCTGGGCATATCAGCAAAAGGCGTGCCAAGGTCAAACCGTAGCGATTCAGTTACTTAGCCGCTAAATGCGAGCTATTCCTATCCGACGAACGGTATTGCAATGCTTGACGGATAAGCAGATACTACTCACATACCGCAGACTGATGCGGGAAACTGGAGAATGACATCATGGACGATTATGAATTATGCGCCGGCTGCCGGGTTGCAAAACCCTGGGAGCACCGCTGTCATGGCGATGATGTTTGCGAATGCCAAGAATGCAACGGCCCGGTAACGTATATCTGCGCCTGCGGGCTGGAGCGCCACACATTTGGACCGTGCCCTAAATGCGACCGACTATCGGCTGTTTAGATTGACCGTGCCGGCGGGTCCGGTGACTATAGGAGCAACGAACATGAGTGATCTTTCGTCCACCCGCCTGATCGAAGTCCGCGCCTGCGAACACGACGCGATGCACGCAGAACTAGTGAGATTGCGCGCGCTCAACGCGGAGTTGCGAATGGCATTGGAGCCGTTTGTGAGAGTTGCCGCAATCATGCAGTTGCTGGGGCTTGACCCACAAACACCGTTACGAGATTGCGCGCCCGGTGTCTGGCCAACTCTTGCAGATTGCCAAGCCGCCCGCGCCGCCCTCGCCAAAGCGGATGCGGTATGAGCAAGCGCAAATCAGCACGTCCCGCAGTTGCCGATATTCATACTATCATAGCCGCCATAACGAAAGGGAAATCATGAAAACAGCATTGATTTTAGCCATCGCACTACTGGCAGGTTGCGCCACCGGTGATGGCGAACGTGTAGGCTGTCTCATGCAGGCATTTGCAAACGGCGTCGATGGGCGCCCGGAACCGGCCTGTATCGAGCAAATCCAGGCGCGCCGTGCGGGTCGCCAGGCAACTCCACCGGCGCCCGTTATGCACTGCTGGCGCGATGCCATCGGGCAAAACCTGTACTGCCAGCAACAGTAATTATTCCTAAATTATGCTCAAAGCGCGCGCGAGCAACGGCGTTTTCATTCTGGGCATCGACGCCGGGAATATGGCCCGCCTGAAAGCGGGACGGCCGATCATGGTGAGCCTCGCTGAGATGGGGGGGGCCGATGACGTGCTGCTTGTGTACGGCGAGACGGCGGAATCGATCCTGGTGGAACTCCAATCGGCCACCGGACCGCTGCACGTGGCACCAAAGGAGCATTGAGCTTGAGCGACGCCAAGGAACGGGACGTATACCAGAGCGCCGTTGCTGTGTCGGTCAGTCCCTCGGGCGGTGGAGGCGGCGGCGGGACCTTCGCTGCTGGCAATGCAAATCTACGCTTTAGGTGTGAAAAGTAAGGTTAGAACTCAATCAACGTCTGACGCCCACCACACATGCGCCCATTGGGAAGGGTGCAATCGCCACGGCCCGCCTGAGTGCCTTCCCGAGCCTTTTGAGCCACCATTCCCAATCCGCAAAGCATATCCGTGACCCACTGAAGCGCCTGCCCTGACTTTACCTGTTCCGTGGTGCAGCGCAGCAGACTCCAGCCAGCCAGTGTTAATTCTGAATGTTTCTCGCAATCCTTGGCGAATCCCACGCCGCGAGTGTGACGGCCACCTGAAAAGGTTCCGCCCTCAATTTCAACCGCCAGCTTGACGGCGGGCCACGCGAAGTCCAGCCGCCACATGCGGGTATCGCTGAATCGGTACTCCCGCTGCCAGTCCGTGATGCCAGCCAGGCCCATCTGCTGGATCAGCAGCGCCTCGCCCGCACTCGTCTTGTAGACTGCCTCTGCCTTGCGCTTGGCCCGCCGCGCCGCTTTCACTTTTTCGTTACGAGCGTTCGCCCGAGCCTTCGCGGGAATAGGGGATTTCGGCCTGCCGCCACGGTCAACCGGATCAATGGCCAACGGATGCACCACCTTGGCACCGGTCGGCTTGATCTGCGCGGCCTCGTATAGCGCCTGCCAGCCGTTGCGAGTGGTCATTTCATGGCCTCGTCAATTGCGGCATTGCGTTCCTTGCGGCCTTGATGGTTCCAGAAATATGCCTGCGCGCGCTTCGGGTCATCGTGCAGGTGCTTCAATCTCTCCGCATCCTTCAGCAGCTCCCGCAACGCCTTTACCGCAAGTGGATGACCGGCAGATAGCGAAATCAGGCTTTCCATGCTTGGGTCTGGTGTCATGCGGCTTCGTCCAGGTCTTCGCCGGGCTGGCGCATCATGCTGACTTTCTCATGGCTTGGGTTAATCGCACCCGGTAGTCCTGCATACCCTCTCCAGGGCGCGGCAAAATTCCTACGGCCTTCCCTTGGTTCAAGGTTCGCTCATCGGTTGACCACCACGCTTCGACCAAGACCGGCGGCATCAGCACCGCGGGCGCATTTTTCAACCAGCGGTCTATAAAGACCCACATCCTGACCGGCCTTTTCTTGGGATAGCGCGTCAACCATAAATTCATCTTCAAGAGTTCCGCTTCCACGTCTTTCGATTTCCACTTTAGGCGAAGGCCCCGAATTACTACCTCGCTTACTTCGACTTCCCCGCTCTTGCCTGCCAGTCTCACCAATCTCTCCCGTCATGCGTGAAGTTCAGCAAGTTCCGTAGCTGTCAATGTCTTGATCTTTCCATCCACGTCATCAATCTGGTTAAGCACATCCCACACACGCGCCAAAACATAATCAGTGCAGCGAAACCATTCCCCCTGCCGTTGCTCGCGCGCAAAAAATGGGATTTATATACTTCAGTCCGCGCCAAGCCTTACTTGCCAGCGGGGCGACTGTCCAGTCCCTTCTCGGCCAGAAACGCCGCCACGTCATCGACGTGAAGACAGTCGACAATGCAAGCGTACTGCTGCGGGTTCTGGATCAGGGCGATGTTCCCATTGCAATAGTCATTTCCTGGAACCGCGCTGTGCAGCACACCGAAGGCAACGACGTTTCCACCCTCAAGCTGCACGATTTTATCGCCGTTCTTCGCTTCACGTCCGTTCCTGTAGTGCATTTGCTTCTCCTTGAGTTACCCCCTTTATCGAGGGGAGTTAAAGATGTAATTCCCCAAAAAATCCATGGAACGCCTTTTCCACCCGGAGGGCTTGCGCGTCACTCGCGCATTTAATTGCGCCAGCAAGAGTTATCTTGTAAGGGCATCCGGTCTGTAGAGTTTTCATTCGGCTGATTGGGTCTTTTGCTTTTCCGATCTTGATTCTTTTCGGGCTTCCGGTCGTTCTTACGAAATACACATACATTTCTTTAACCCTCCTGCTCTTTGGTGAGCGTACCCAGCCATCCTGAGTCAACTGGATACGCCTTCAAAACGTATGCTCTTCGGAGCCGCGTTTACCCGGAAGCCTTTCGATCAAGGGCGCTTCCTTCGCCACCCATTCCGCTATCTCAGATCAATCCCACTGTTGCGGATATCCCACAAAGCCAGTCGTTACCCGACACCTTGTGCGCCTGGGTATTGACATAGATCAAGAATAGTGCTTAGAATTAGTCTAAGCCTGTTGCTGACCCACTCAGTTCCAGGTGTTCGGCCAGCGCCATCAGCGCGAAGTCGAACAAATAGTACGTAATGCGCCTGGGGGACAAAATCCCTCGGGCGCGTTTGTTTTTGAAGTAGGCTATTCATCCACGCTGTTTGCAATTTGCAGCGCATGGCGAGCGGCGTCATAGCGGACGAGTTGGGTCACTTTCTGTCGCTTTCCGCAGCCTTCCACCGTTTTCCGAGGCGCTCGGAACGCTCGATGAGTACGCTTACCTCATGCCACTCAGCCGCAATCTGCTTTTCGAGGAAGCGTGCAGCAAGTTCCGCGAGCTGCACGTCACGGTATTCGGCAATGATGGAAAGCCGCTCGTGCATGATGTCGTCGATGTACGGGCGCACCTCTTTGCCGCGAATGCTCATGGCCTACCTGCCGGCGGCGGTGAAGAGGGGCGGATCATGCCGCCTCTTGCGCGGAAGTCGACGGCGTGGATGGCCGACCGAATATGTCAGGACACAACTTAGCGCGCGATATACCGAGGATCGGAGACCACTGAACCGCCTTCTCGGGGGTGATCCGGCGGTGATCGCATTCGATCAACTGAATTAACTGGGGAGAGCAGCCGAGTTTGGCTGCCAATTCCTCGCGCGACAAATTGTGCTGGGTGCGGTAGGACTTCAAAGGATGGGGGGTTTTCACAATACGCACGGTATTATATTTGGGAAGGGATGTCAATACGGACGGTATAGAAAATTTCGCTACCATTTTGTCCATGGAATCATGGCAAACGCGCCTAAAAGCCCATATGAGGGCTACCGGAATCACGCAGGATGACATCGCAAAGCGGCTTGGAATGACCCAAGGCGGTGTCGGGCATTGGTTCACGTCTCGTAACGAGATAAAACTGAGCCAATTCCTGCGTCTCTGCCGGGCGGCCGGGGCGGTTCCTCAGCAGATTCTATTCGGCGCCGTCCTTGGTGGTAGCGAACTGATCGACGAAATCAAAAAACTGGTGACCTCATCGCCAGCAGTCCTAAGAAACGATAATAAAACTCAAAAAGCGACGAAATATCGCGGCAAAGAGCGCAGGAATCCCTCCATCCCAGACCGGCGTCTGCAGTAAATCCCCGCAGTAATCAGTAGTTTACCTGTTGTCGAAAATAAATAATACGCAGGGTATTGCTTTTTTCAATACGCACTGTATTATAGCGATTGAGTAATTAATCGCCACCGAATTCTAGGACAGGAGAAAGACGATGACACGCACCCCCCAGCCCTTCGGCCCACTCGACCCGACGCCATCGCGCATTACCGTCATTAAGTGTCGCTGCATCGGGTGCGGCCACATTCGCCAGATCACGCAGGGAACGATACCCGCAGGCGAGCACCCCATGTGCGATCAATGCCTGATGCCGATGGTGCCAGTAAGCGCAAGGGTGACGGCATGATCAACCACATGCCCACCGCCGACAAGCTGCGCGCCCTCGACCCAGCTCCGACGCGCGCCGACCTGATCGTGATAGTCGGCCTCGCCGTCATTCTGCTCGGCCTGCTGCTGAGCGATTGGATTTGGTTATGAGTGCCCGCGCAGCCCAACCCGGCGCCGCCTTCAGCGCCAATCAATTGAGCCAATGGAAGGCTTATGAAAAGGTGCGCAGATCAGGCCAATTCAACATGTTTGATCCTCGCGCCAAGCGCGCTACAGGACTTTCTGCTGATGCTTATAGTTTCGTGATGGAGAACTATTCCGAACTGAAGGCCGCAATCGCCAAGGCTCAATCATGAACACTCGTATAGCTCCAGAAGGCGCCAGCCGCAACAATCATATCCACGGTGACGAACACCTCGCCCGCGAACTCGACGCAACCGAGCAGCAGGCCGTCGAAATTCTCACATCGGAACTGATCACCGAACGCCTGACCGAAGGCCCGCGTTTCTGCGACCTGATGGCCGGCATCGACGCGAGCGCCTATGAGCCCTACCTGCATCGCGCACTCATGAACATCGACAATGCGCGCGCCGGGGATGGGATTGCGACCGCCTATGTGCTGGCCGCGATGTGGCAATTCGCGAATGTGATCCGGGCGGCGGCGCAGGTGGTTTGGCGCGAGGAATGTATGGAACTCGCGGAAAGGGAAATGTTGGCCCGATATGAGGCGGAGCCGTGAAATGGCCAGCGTAAACGGAATTTCGGTAGCTATCGAAAGCGCGGTGCATGGCGCGTTGCGCGACCTCGCGCGGGAAGTGTGGCGCCAACATGGCATCCGTATCAACTCGGTGCACTTTGATTGGACCGCCATCAAATCCGTGGATCGAGTTGATTGCCTGCTCGATTCGGTTCACGCCGATACGGTGACGTACAGATGATCGCCATCTCCTATCTGCAGGAATCGGTCGCGCTCGCGATGAAATTCTTTGTCGGCGGGTTGGTGATTTCGGCGGCGTTATTCATTGGTATCGGTTTCTGTTTTCTGCTTGGCCGTGCCGCCAGCCGCATCTGGTTATTCATTACGAGGCAGAGGCCGAAATCATGATCAATCTTACGCCCTTCTACAACGCGAATGACTGTCGCTCGGAGATCGCCGCGCCATTCTCCGATGCCGAATATACCTACGCGACAAATGGCCATATCCTGATCCGCGTGCCATTGCGCGGCGAAATCCCGGAGTCAAAGTTCGCGCCGAGGGCCGATAAATTGTTCGCGGAACATGCCATCCATGCCATCGGCGAGGACAGGCAATGGCTACCGATTCCAGACCTGCCGGACGCAATCATGACTCCATGCGACAACTGCGAGCACGGTTGCTCGGAATGCACCAACGGTTTCGTCGAGGTAATCAAATCTGTGGACATTGGGGGGATTCCATTTCAACGCAAATACCTGGCGCTGATCAAAATGTTGCCGGGTTGCACGATATCGCCGAATGAGAAGTGGCCGGCATGGTTCAGGTTCGACGGCGGCATTGGGCTTCTGATGCCGATGCAGAAGAGGTGGCCATGAACACCCCAGTCAGCTGCAGCCGCCGCCTGAAGACCTACGCGCAGCAGATTCGGGAGGATGACGAGCTCATCGATGAGCAACGCCGGGCGCGCAATCGGTTGGCCGCCGCCATCGCGATCCTGGTGCTGGCGGTGGTCGCGGGGTATTTTTGGAGGATGGTCTGATGCGCGCTATTTCTTTGTGGCAACCATGGGCGACCGCGATCGCCGTCGGCACGAAGCGCGTTGAGACCCGCCATTGGTCAACGAATTACACCGGGCCGCTGGCTATCCATGCAGCGAAGCGATGGGGCCCGGACGAGCGCAACTTTGCCAGCATGGAACAGATGATGGGGCGCTTGCCGAAAGAAATTCCGCTCGGCGCAATTGTCGCAACCTGCACGCTCATGGGTTGCCGCCGCACCGAAGATGTTGAGCATCAGATCACTGCGATCGAGCGCATCTACGGGAACTATACTCCCGGCCGCTTCGCGTGGTTCCTGACCGATATCGTTGCGCTGCCAGAGCCGATTCCGTTCAAAGGGGCGCAGGGATTCTTCAACGTGCCGGATGAGCTACTGAAATGACCTGCACCGCCCTCCTGCGCACCCTCATCGCCGCACCCGACTGGCTGACCACGCTTGGCATCCTGTTCACCGCGTCCTGTCTCGGCGCCGGCGTGGCCATCACGTGGCTCGGGTGGCGGTACCGGGCGGGCATCGCGCATCAGCTTCGGCAGGAGCAGCTTGACGCGGCGTTCAAATCTTTACGGGGGCGGATATGAGCGATTTGGTAAACGATTATTTCAAACGGTTCTACCCGGCCGATTGGCAGACTGCTGAGTATCACTACAGTTCAATGCTCGGAGGAATGAATGAGTATCCGCGCACCAAGGGAAGCGAGGTTAATACAATTTTCCCGCCAATGGAGTGCGCCGACGGACTGACTCTGAGCGTGCAGGCACACTTCGGGGCTTACAGTCGCCCGCGCGATGATTTCGCGGAACACTATTCGTCGGTGGAATGCGGATACCCATCGGCGCGCATTGAAGAATTGATGCCATACATTGACGGCGGGCAGGATAGCGACCCGCTGAACAGCGTTTATGGGTACGTTCCTGTGTCCGTGGTCGAGGAAATAATCAACGCGCACGGAGGACTGAAACCATGACTCTCTCAACAATTCTCGCCGCAATCAAACGCGCGCTCTCCCAGCCGGATGACATGGTGATGGATCATGTCCCCGTGATCCCGCCGAAAAAGAAACGTGACTGGCGTGAGCGCGCATTGCTGAAGGCCGCAGCGAAGTATGGCAAGCCGTTCAAGTGCGCGGCGAAGGGACTCGACAGAGAGGTCATGGTGACACCGGATGTGTTTGCCAATGTCAAAGGCGGTGAGCCGTTGCCTGGCAAGCCATTAGCGAAAGTGACGAAAATTAAGGCGGCGAAATAATATAGGAGATGGCGATGGGAAATGATGTGATGTTGTCTCTGGTAACTTCCGAGTGTGAAGACGCAGTAAAGCGGTGTTCTGGTGGACTAGAGGACAAGCTGCGCGCGGCAATGAATGTCGCAAAAGATCACTGGATGGTGCTTGACCGCGAAGTCCAATTCAAGGGCGCGGTCGGAGCGGTCATGACTCATTACGGGAAAGACTCCTGGGAATGGATGCGGATCGAGGCAGAGTTAAACAAGATGCGCCAACTCAATGCATTCTTGATGGCCGCGCAGGCGGGCTTGCTGCCTTCGCTGCCGGAGCCATGCACCGATGAGCCGGAACCAATCGGCATGATGAAAATGTGGCATGACGCAGTAAAAGCACAGGACACGAAATGAAGCTCATCTGCCTATTGCGCGCCCTGCTGCGCCTCGCGCCAATCCACAAGGACAGGCGGCTGCGTAAACCCGAGCGCGAGCCGGAGTTGATTCCGCCAGATAAGTATCGCATTTGTGATCGCTGTCTGCGTATCCGCTCGACGAGGAAGCGGGTGAAGGCATGAGATACAAAATAGCTTTGGTGATTTTTATCTTGTTATGGCTATTCGTGATCGAATACGTGTGGAACTGGATGGTAGTAACTTTATGCGCGAATTTACTAAAATGCCTATGAGCGAGCTTGCCAAATTTAGGGCGACAAGGAAAAGGGCCAGAAAAGCCGCAGCGGCGCAGGAGAGTCGGGGAAAGCGGGTTGAGACGACCGTAGACCATGCGCCCGCTGCGGCCCCCGACATCATGGACACCAAGCAGGACACCTACGCGAGAAAGCGCGGGTATCGCAGCATCGATGAATTGCTACATTCTAGGAGGTGATAATGAGCAGACCGAGAGTTTTCCCGAACGAAATTTACGTGACAGTCGAAGAGGCCGGAACAGACGACGAATGGCTGCTGGTTCATACCGACACTGACGACACCGCGATTATTGGTGAAAAGCGGCGCGTCGGGAGATATATGCTCCATGATGTGCTGAATGTCGAGTCAAAAATTGTTGTGAATGGTTCCGGTCTGTATACACCAAGTACACCAAGAAAGAAGCGAGCATGACCGACGTCCCGAAATTCTGCGTCGCGTGCAAATGGCATTTCCCCGGCACTCCTAGCGACTGCCGCGCGCCGGAGAATAAGCGCGTCAACATGGTAACCGGCGAAACGGTCAGCGGGCCATGCGCTGACATACAGCGGCAGATGGAAGTGACTGGCTGTACCAAAGAGGGCAAGTGGTGGAAGCCGAAAACTCAACAGGGGGCGGCATGAGTTACGATGTTAAATGCTACGTTTTGGCGCAGTTATTTCTTGATGATTGCGATACAAAAAATGCCCACACTGGCGCGGATCATAAAAAAGAACTGGCCGAGGAGTTAGCCCAGATAATTCAAACCACAATCGAGGATTTTATTGCCGAGGAGTTGACGCGATGACGAACGCGAGGCAGGAGGTTGTGCGGGGGGTCTATCCGAAGATGAGCATGGAAGAGTATCTTGCCATCAAAGCGTTGTCATCGGGCATGTGCGTGCGGCTACTGACTCAATCCCCCCTGCACGCATGGGTCGATTCGCCGTGGAACCCGAACCGCGAGACTGACAATAACGCGGCGTCCGATCTCGGCACCGTCGCGCACGACGTATTGCTGGAAGGTGGGACGGGAATAATCGAGTGCATCGACCCGAACGATTACCCGGCTGAAAAGACGGGCGCGATCCCAGCTGGCTGGACGAACAAGGCGATCCGGGCGGCGAGGGATGCGGCGCGAGCGGCCGGCAAAATTCCGTTATTCCCTGCCAATGTGGAGGCGGTGACGGCCATAGTCGAAAACGCGAAGGCTTTCATCGCCACCAGCGAACTAGCCGGCGTGTTCGATACCGGCGCACCGGAGCAGACAATCGTATGGCAGGATGGCGCTACGCTGTGCAAGGCGAGGCCCGACTGGCTCAACGCCGATGTTTGCCTGCACCTCAAGACCACGGCGCGCAGCGTCAATCCTAGCGCATTTGAGCGCATGGCGATCAACATGGGCTACGACGTGTCACTGGCGTTCTACGCGCGCGGCATCAAGCGCGAGCGGCACCTGATACTGGCCATCGAGCAGAATCCGCCCTACGCCTGCAAACCGTTCGGGCTATCGAGCGCGCAGGAGGATATCTCGGCGCGCAAGGTTGAGCGGGCGATCAACGCTTGGGCCGCTTGCATGAAGTCCGGCAAGTTCCCGGCCTATGACGGCAGCGTGCATTACATCGAGCCGTCGCCGTGGGATATGGCGAGGGCTGAACAGGCGATGCAGGAAGATGGCAGTTTCAGCGAGAAGGAGTTAGAAAATGGCATTCCTCTTTAAGCACGCTACCCGCGAGAATGTCGGTCTGCTGATCGGGCTGATCGGGGCGAGCGGCAGCGGCAAGACCTACACCGCGATGCGGCTCGCCAGCGGCATCTGCGGCGACAAGCCGTTTTGCGTGATCGACACCGAAGCCGGGCGCGCAAAGCACTACGCGGATCAATTCAATTTCGACCACGGTGACCTGAAGCCACCGTTCCGACCGGACGCTTACGCCGAGGCCATCATGGCCGCTGACAAGGCTGGTTATCCTGTCATCGTGGTCGATTCCTGCTCGCACGAATGGGCGGGCGACGGCGGTATTCTCGATTGGGCCGACGACGAACTCGACCGGATGGCCGGCGACGACTACGGCAAGCGCGAGCGCGTGAAGATGGC